CCCGCCGTATGCAGGCCGTTATACTCGTTGGTAATCGGATCTCGGTAGGTCAGCCCCAGGATATCATCAACAATAGCGCTGTACATGACATAGCCCCAGGCTTCCCCAGCAGCGTTTGGCCCAATCCAGGCCCCTCCGGCAGCCGGCCAGCCGGTCGTATCGGCGCACACACAGGACATGGAATCAGAGGCCAACCCTAATGCCAGAGTAGTATCTGCCACCGGCGAAAACGTAGTCGCCGCATAGTCCAGATCGGACCAATCAAAAAAAGCGGCATTGTCGCTCTTGAGCAGTGGGGGACCGATATAAGCCCTCCACATGGCGGCGTGATCCGGCGGTACCGTCATATGGCAATTATGTCATCCCCCTCAATGGCGCTCAGGCCGATGGCAAATGTCGCGATAGTGGGCAGTGTCGGAATGAGTTGCCCGATAGAAAGCACTACGCCATGGCACTTGCCGCGATCGAAGCCATTGTTGACAGGATAGTAGATGACGGCATCGGCATAGGTCGTCAGGCCACTATCGGACAAATCATTGTTGTTCCAGATGTTAATGTCGCACTGCAGGCTGGTGGCGCCCGCCAGAATCGTCACCACCCACCAGCGCCATTCGGCTTCCCAGAGATAGGGCCAGGCCCATTGGATGCTCCATAGACCACCAAAAACGGCTATCCCATTACCGTTCTTGTCCTCCCGCTCTGGCGGCAACCAGCGAAATCTACCCCGATTCCACATAGGTAGATGGCCTTGAGGTTCCAAGCCATCTACCATCTGGATCCCATTGAATGTGGGCCGTGTGACGATGGTCATGGTGTAAACTCCGGACCTGTAGCCTGGGAACTACCATTCTGTTCGCTTTCAGCCAGAGCCGCATTGATTTGGTCAAAGACGATCTGCACAAAACGATAGCCGGGATTCTGCCCGCTAAATCCGAAGACCAATGCTTGGGCAAATGCTGCTCCATTTGTCTTGGCACTGCTCTCCACACTTTGTGTCACCGGCTCGCTGGTCAGAGTACTATCCAGCGCTTTAGCAACCGGTACGGCTACGGTCTTATCGGTGAGACTACCGGCCAACTGGCTACCAAACTGGTTGCCCAATCCTTCAATGCCGGCAAAGCCACCCGCCTGGCCGAATGCCTGTTCCAGTCCCCGGCTCTTGAGCGCGGCCATCAGATTTTGCTGGCCCAGGTTGGCCTGGCCTCGATTGAAAAATTCCTGTTGTACGGCATTGAAATCGATAAATTTATTGACATTCTCTGGATTGGCGAAGAGCTGCCCAGTTTCCCATTGTTGGCGGAACAATTCTAGAATAGCCCTGGACGGTAGATTGGGGTTGATATTCGCAGCCCTGGCCGCCTCTTCAATATCCACATCAGCCCATGGCACTTTGTTGATGACTTCATCTGTCAGGCGACGCAGATAGTTGTCGGCAAAGTTCTGGGGCACACCCATTTTGGCCATCTCAAGTTGTTTTTCAGTGACCGGGCTAGTGCCGAACAGGCCGGGAATACCCCGGGCTGCCCCCTCGAACGCCGCTTTGGTGGCGTCCGCTGCCCGCTCCCAGTCTGCCTGGGCTTTGCGGGCATTCTCTTCAGCCAAACGACGCTCTTCCTCTATTAGAGTCCGTTTAGCCTTTGTCTCCTCACGCAGGGCGTCCATTTCTGCATCCTGGATAGCCTGGGCCGGCCGTATACCACCACTCAAGGGGATGGCCAGAGGATTGCCGCCGGCATAGGAGGGACTAAAGAGTTGTTGCCCATTACGGATGAAATCGGTCAATTCCTGCATACGGTCGGCGGCAGCCTGGATCTCATTAGTCAGATTTACAATCTTGATGCCTTCGACTGCCGTCTGTACGGAATAGAATCCATAGGCCAGCCGGCCGGTGGCATCTACGGCCAGATCTAGCTGGCTTACCAGATCTCCGGTCATGCCCGGGGCCATGGCGATATTGAAGCCAACTTCCGCAACCCGTTTCTGTAGCTCTGCAGCGCCCGGCACTCCTGCCTTGACCATATCGTTCAGCCGGGCATAGGCATCCTGGATTTTTTCCAGTGCGGCGATTTGCTCCTGTGTCGATTGCGGGTCGCCTAATAGGGCTGCTAATCCTGTCTGATTTTTACGCCCCTGCAATGCCTGTAACCGGACCTGGACACGGTTCATCATATTGTCCAGATCGCCGGGTCCCCGCAGGACTTTGGCGGTAGCCTCCAGTGCGGAAGCGGCGAACTGACCTGTCCATCCTTCCGCCAACTGGCGTTTTAGATCCGCAAAGGCCGCGTCCAATCGTTTAACGCTGCTGACAGTTGGATCTCCTAACTGGGCAGCCGTTTCCTCAGCAGCGATGGTGATGGCCTTGAAATAGGTGATGTTGTCACCGGCCGTCCCACCCATTTCTTTGAAAATCTGGTTGACGCGTATACCCGAGATGCCGATCTCGTCCAGACGCATGGCCCGCATACTGGTCGCTGCCAGCACCATGCGGCTGATGGCTTCATCCACGCTGCCGAAGGCATTGCCCAGGACAAAGGCGACCCGGGCCGTGCGCTCCAAATCTTCAGTCGTCTCAATCATGCCCAGGGCCATCAGTTTATTGGCCAGTTGCATAGATGAGAGTTTATCGAGGGCACCGCCGGTCGCATCCTCCACAGCCCGCAGTCTGGCCTCGGCCTGGGCGACGCCACCCGAGAGCAATTCGAAGGAGCGTCCAGCATTGATACTGGTCGCCCGCAGATCAGCCAGTCCGCGCCCGAAGCCATAGAGCTCCCTAACGCTTCTGGCGTCGCCCAGGCCGGCCAGGGCAGAACGCAGGCCGGAGATGCCAGCACCCAAACCGGCAAATCCCTGGCCCAGATTGGCAGTGGTGCTGATTTGCCCGACGGAACGACCAAGAGTCTGGATATTGCGTTCCGCCTGCGACGACAGGTTCAGCAACCGGTTATAGGTTTGACTAAATTCGTCATCCGCGATTATTCTGTAGTGCAGGTCATCCAACATCTAGATACCCCGGGAGATAGTACTGTGCAGGCATATGATCTGTTTCTCAGTCTGCTAATTCTTCTGGCCGCCTCGATATTGCTTCTTATCTCACGCGAGCTAATCTGTTGGTATTTCAAAATCGACCAACACCTCGCCAACCAGCGCCGTATCATCGAATTACTGGAATCGAGTCGGGCCCCAAATATAGAGGCTTCGCCAATCGGGTTGCGCTCTTCTGTATCTCCGAACCGAACCGCTCGATCAACTCATCCTCCCGCATAGGAACCGGCTCCTCGGGCTCTTCATGGCTTTTCTTTTCCTGTTGCGTAGCGATGAGCCAGGCCCGCTGGGCTGCCGTCAATCGCCAGGCCGGTGTAAGGAAGGGCCAGGCCCCCATATCGGCGGCCAGGGTCAATCGGCTTTGATTCCCAGGCCGCCATGCTAGTTTTTTGCCATCTCCGCTAGATTGAGCACTTCTGAGACATAGGGCAAAAGTGCCGTGCGCACCTGCCGGCCCAGCCGCGCCCATTCCTGGTAGCCCTGCTTCGTGTCTATATCAAAGAGCAAATGGCCATTGCTATCCACCAGTAGCCGGGGCAACAGGTAGTTGTTCATAGCTAACGATGCGCGCAGGCGGGCTATCAAGATGGCTTGACTGATGCCATCTGTGCTAATCCCGGCCAGTTCATTGGTGATGGCCATCAGTTCAGTGGCTTCCTGGGGCGATAGACCGATAGCGGTGGGCGGCTCATGGTCGGGACTGCTCTTCTGGAATTCCTCTGTCGCCGCCGCCATGATGGCCATCAGTTCGTCGCGCCGATGTGTTAGAAAATCCAGCCGGCGCCGGCGTGCTTCAATCCAGTCTGGGTCTGGTTCCTGCTCCTGTAGGGCCTGGACAGATGGACTCTGCAATGCCCGGTAGTAGACCGCGCTATATTCTGTTAAGGCATCATCATAGAGCCAGTCATCGGGCTGGGACACGAACCATTCCTGTATACCACGGCTAGCCAGTAGAGGGGGAACTGGCTCCTCAATTCGCACCGGTTCACCGGTCAGGATGCGCCGGGTATCAGCGGTCAGGGGCATGAGCAGTTTCCTCCATTCCCATCGCCTCGCGCATGGCGTCTACATCGATGCAGGCAGTCAGATCCAGGCCATTCTCGGCTATGTAGTCCAGCAGTCGCCACATGGCCAGATTGTGCATAGCCTGTTTGCGCAGATCCTTCTCAAACAGGTTCAGATAGAGCAAATTGAGTTCCAATGCTTTATCCTCATGTAGTACCGATGCCGGCAGCCGGAACGATATAGTAGCGATCGGCGTTGCCGTTCAGGGTGGCCACTACTGAGCCCCGCGTGCCCCCTAGGGGGATGCGTTCTGTGCGGATCGACCAGTTGATCACATGCACCACGAACTGCAGCACAGCCGAGCCCGTCCGGTTGTCGTATGCCTCAATCGTGAAATCAATGGGCGTGGAATCAACGGTCGCTTCCAGTTCCTCATTGCCGACCCAGCCAGTTGCCTCATTTAGTGTGTCACCGGCCATGAAGACGGCCAGCCATTTGAGGCTATTTTGCAGGTAGACCTCGATATCCACCGTGGCGTTGATCTGATCCCGCGCCTTGAACACCGTGGGATCCGATAGCCGTTCCTCCTCGGTGATGGTAATGTCCTTGCCGAGGTTCGTCACGCGAGCCTGCCCACACACATTACCGCTCGCATTTTTGAGGACGAAGGTATTCTTCGTCATCGTCTGCCTGTCGGGAATCGTCGGGAATGCCATCTAGACCTCCATGATACGATAAAGAGTATCGGCCTCAACATCGGGCCAGATGGCCCGCCCCTCATCCAACATATGTCCACAGACCACACCAAAATGCGTGGCCTGAGAATAGCCATGGGCCTGGCAATCCAGCGAGAACATCCAATCATTGGCCGTCTTGTGTTCCGGATGCGTGCGGAAGGTAATGGATTCCAGCACTGCCCGCCGGATGTAGGTGCAGCCCATCCCCAAACCGGCAGTGGGCTGCACCGTGCCCCAGATCTCGCGCAGCCGCCAGCGCGGATGATCTGACCACACGACCGAGGCATGTTCGTCGGCAAACGAGAAGGCCAGCCACATGTAACCCTTACCCTTGACTCCCCGATCATTTTGTCGCCGGTTTCCGGCATCCCGCTCGTGCCGGCTACAGTAGAGACCATAGCTGACCCAGGCATCCACTTCGGATAGTTTAACCAGGGCATCCCACGGGATGATCATGTCGGCTTCGACCGTAAACAGAGCATCGAATCCGTCGTTCAACACAACCTGCCGGGCCTCATTGTATTTGTTGCAGATGTTCTCGTAAGGGTGTAGATTCGGATCGTCGCCGCGGCCGAACATCAGGCGGGTAGGAGCCGGACATTTCAGATTATGCAGGCTCTCCATGGTCTGGGGATAGATCTCCGGCGGTTTGGGATTCAATGGCACATAGATGAGAGTTCCGCTCATTGGAATGCCCCTATGAACTGGCGCAGTAGAGCCCGGCCCAACGCCTTCGTCTCGGCATGGGCAGCCCGAAAATAGCCCTTCTTCTTGATGGTCACGGATTTGACCCGCACCCATATATCCTCGATACCCCGCCCCTGGATTCGGAAGTGTAGATACGGCTGTATCTTGGCATGGATGACCATACCCCGCTCATGCACGTACGCCTTGATCCTATCCAACCGGCCCAGTCCATCCTTGAGTTGTACGGATACCTGGAATCGCTGACCGGCCCAGCCCATGTTGAGCCGCACGAAGTTGTTCTTGGTCCGGCCCGTGGCGGCATAGCCCGGAAACGGGTTGGGCATCCCGGCTGTGCTGCTGGCTCCAGGGGGCAGCCGGCGCTTGATGCGCTCCACACCAAAATCACCTACTCTGAGCGTTGCCTGCTCAGTAGCCAGCCGCATATGCTGTCTAGATCGTTCCACCGAGGCCCGAAATTGGGGCAGATTGCTGGTCATAGGATGTTCTCGTGTACGATGAGCTCACAGAGGACAGCAAAATACTTGATGTTGCCCCATTGCCTGTCCGCCTCCAATGAGTAAGTCACCTGGAAGATATCGGCCTGGGTCGTGATGTGCTGGTTGTCGGCTACCTGGACTGCATAGGTACTCACGTACTGCAACAACTGGTTGGCGGCTGTGCGCAAACCTTCCCCTTCCGCCACCGGCCGGAAGAGCAGCAAGTCCTGGATACGCCATTCCATCATATCCAGCCGGGTGATGGCCATGTGCTGAAATGATTCGTCATCTATACCGCTTACTACATTACCGAATGGCAAAAGCAAGCGAACCGGTGGCTGTGGGATGGTGTCCTGCACTTCATCCAGCACCAGTGAGCGCACAGACTGCCCGTTAATGGTCAATGACCAGGCGCCGATGTTGTCATAGATGGTCAAAATATCGCTGCTCATAACACCACCAGCGGATTGTGGATAGCGGACAGGATTTCCTTCACGTCCTTTGGTAAAGTGCCCGGCAATAGCATGATGCCACTCTCTGTCACGGCCGGCCGGTCTACATCGCCGCTGGCCCGCTGGCGGTAGAGATAGGCTGCCAGCCGCACAGTGGCATGGGCTACAGAAGGATGCACGGTCGAACCATAGGCCCAGCGTCCCACGATGGCAATGGCATCCTCGGGATCCCCATTGCTGTCCGCTTCCCACATCAGGCCAGAGGACCACAACAGCTTGATGCTCTTGTAGTGCGGGCGCCCCCCTGTGACGCCGGTCAAGACCTTGGGACTCGTGGTGTATTCGGATCCGGTCAGTGCATGACCATCCCCATTGGTGATGCTGGTGATGTTATAGAGTGGATAATCCAGCATGAGTTCAGAGCCACGGGTATGGTGGCCAGGCGTGTAGTAGCGGGTGGCATCAGCCGATGCCTCAAAGACGAGACCACCAAATGACTGTTCGATCATGGCCTGGCTGCGGATAAGTAGAATCTGAAGAAGAGCATTATCCTCTTCGGTCGTGGTGCCCAACCACAATCTCACATCAGGTAGTTCAGCGTAGGCCACTGGTCATCTCCTCTATGTTCACTGCCGGCGCACTGGCGTTGTAGTGAATGGCCAGCTCAGACAAGGCTCGTTCCAGGTCACCCTGGGCGCCAACGCGGCACCAGAACAGCCGAAAATCCAAAGCGAAGTCCTCTAGGCTGATGGTCATATGCCGCCAGTGCCGTTCATGTAGAAATTCAGTGATATTGGCATTGACCGTATGCACATAATCCCGACAGACGTCTAACGGTTGTTCGCCATGGGGCCGCCAGGCGTCCTGAAGAATGTTATGGGCATAGGCATCGATGATGCTTCCGCTACCCCACCGACCCAAGAAAGAATGAGCAGTTGCCTTCTCATCCCGCAGCAAATGCACATAGAACACATCATAGGGATAATGCGCCGCCAACCCGCCCAGATGCCAGGCCAGCCGGTTATCCACCTCAACATGATTGTCTGGATAGTCGAAACGGGCATCGCCCAGTAGCCCCAGCCGGCTTTCATGTCCAATCGTATAGTTGGTCATGTGTTGACACGCCCTGGCAAACGTCATTGAGCCGCATCTCCCCGCACAGAGCACGAACACATTCATGCCAGCACCCCAAATAACTTGATGCCATCCTCTAGCATCTCTGCCGGTCGACCGGTGATCTGTTCCAACCGGTGCAGGATAGTTTTTTCGACCTGCCGCTGTACATCATCCACGATGATGGGGATGGTGAGATCGAACAGGTCCAGGTGATCTAGGAAGCCGGTCCGCCCGATGTAACCGGGCGGGCCATCCAGGAGGAGGAGATGATAGGTATCCGGCAATTGTGCCTGCAGCATGATAGTGTCATACCAGCCATCAATGATGGGCGCATAGATGTAATGGCTGTCATATTTGCCTACCCAAAACGGATCGTGCTCCACACTGACCATATGATAGTCACGCGCCAGCAGGGCCGTACCCTCACCGCTGCCCAGTTCCAGGATGGTGCAGCCCGGTGCCAGCAATTCATGGATACAACGGAGCAGGCCACTGCCTATCATCATCTCTGCGTCGCTAACTCCTGGCGTCCTTGTGCCTCGCGTTCTCGGTCCGCCCATTCTTTGGCATGATCGCTGAACCATCTGTCCAGAATGGTAGGATGCTTGCCCTGATAAGGCAGGATATAGCCGGACTGACGATGCTCCGCCATACGATAGTTGAAAGGCTGCACTTGGGGCATCCGGCCATCCCGCAATCCGTCATCTTCGGCTTTGTACCAGGAATTCTCACGGGCAATGATGCGGTTCTTAGCCAGGGCTGAACGGCACCAGCTATAGTGAAGGATGGGGAAATCTACATCGATGATGGCCTTGCCCCGATAAGCATGGGCATCGGTTTCCCGATTTCTGAGATCCCGGATCTGAACTGCGCAGGCAGCAAAACTGGGGTTGTCGTCATCGCACATATTGACCATGCAAAAGCCAGCACTGCGCCGACCTAGACGCGTGTTTGTCTTGAGAAATTCAGTCGCCACCCAATTCTGACTACCCCAAAAGTGGACGAACGGAAAGCGAACAGCGAATAGCTCGGGATTCTCCATCAGCCGGCGCAATTCCGGCGCATAGATGGGATCGATGACCTCATCACAGTCGAGCCACATCAGCCAGTCGGCATCCGTCAGCGCTGCTGCCTGTTTCCACCAGCGTTCCTGCCAACCACGGTCGAAGACGAACTGAGTATGCTGCACGATGACCCGACCCAGATATTTGCCTGCCTGCTGGCGTACCCAGACATCCGTATCATCTACTGACTGCCCGACGATGATCACCGCTTGCTGGCAGAATTCCATGGCGCTGGCCAGGGCAGCATCGAACGGATAGTCCATCTCGCGTAGATTGGCGGCTCGGAACAATGCCGCAGAAACGGCGCTCACTTGCGCACCTCCAGTACGCCCGTGATGTTACCCCCATCTTCGAGCGAGATGATGCGCCACGGATGGGCAGTATAGAGTCTGCCCTTGCCGGCGCCGTGGGATGTGTCTGGATCCAGATAGCCGAAATTGTGGATGTGATAGCCGCGCTTGTGCGTCGGATCCAGGTAGACATTCGGACTATCCCAGCGGGGTACGCGCACTTTGATGCGCCCGCCAGGCGCCAGGATGCGATGGCACTCATCAAAGAAGAGAAAGAAGTCATTGAGATGCTCAAGGATATCCTCCGCCAACACTTCCTTGAATGCATCATCGGGCCAGGGCCAGGGCATGACGTTGAGATCCCAGGCAATGTCTACATGCTGGCTATGCAGCCAGCGATCGTGATGCAGATATCCCGGTGTTGGTTTCAGGCCGCAGCCCAGTTCCAGTTTCAAACCATGCCCCTATTCGTCAGGATATAGAGCGTGTTGGCATGTTTGCTCTGACCGCCATAGGCCAGTGGAGGCTCATAGAGCGGTGTCTCTCGCCAGAGATGATTAGCCGGATCTATCTTGTCTAGACGCAGCACTTGGCAACCGGTATGGCCCATTCGGACATAAGGGTCCAGCCCCGGCGTGCAATCCTGCCGGTATTGGGCAGCCCCATGTGGAATCGTCACGAACAACAGGCCATTTAGAAATAACCAACTCTGCATACGGTCCAATGCCTGTTGGAAGCGACAGACGGTGCCCAGGTGCTCCAGTGTGCTGATGCTGATGATCAGGTCGTATTGCCGGCTCGGCTCATAGGTCAGCACATCTGCGTTGATGACGCCAGGAAAATCTTCGTGCAAATCGATGACCTCGTGGCCATGAGTGGGCCAATCGGGCAGATAATGAGGCAGCACACAACCTATCTCTAGGACATTCCTCTTCACCTGGCATAGGAAGAGGCCAGGGGGCACTTCGACCGTTCGCTCATTCTGGCGAGTGCAATTGTAGGTGTGGTCGAGGTATTCATATCGTTTGCCCTGCAGAATGAAATCAGACTGGATCATTAGTGCCAGGTCTCCCCGTACTTGGGTAGATAGGCATGTTCGACCTGCACATCCTCAGTGGCCCACACTTTGTAGCCCATCTCACGAGCCTGCCGGCAGAACGATAGATGCTCAATTTCATCACCCACAGGGCTATACCGGCAGCCCTTGCGATAGATTTCCGCTGGCACCATGTAGCAACAGCCAACACTGTCCATCTGCTGTAGACCGGGTAGTTCCGGCTTCCACATATCACGGCTGCGCCCGTCCTTGATGAAAGCCCCCGTATCATAGAACCAGCCGCCATTTTCGAATGATGGACCCTTGTCCTGGCGTACTTTCTCCACGTAGATGTGCGGCGCCACGATGTCGGTTGCCGTCACATCCAGGAGATTCTCGATTAGATCGTTTGGCACTTTCATCAGATCTACGTCCATCCAGAGCACATGGGTATGGCAAGGGCGTAGATACTGTTCGAGTAGCAGATTGCGAGCGGCGGCATGCCGCCCACATTTCAGGCCGGGAACGGATGCAACAGCGTCATTGACAAAGGCCCGTTCCCGGCGTGGATAGGTAAGCCGCCCATACAGCACCTCTGAGCGTATAGTGAACACCTCCTTCGTCTCCGGTCGCGCTGGGGTGGCAACTAAGACATAAGGTTCCTGGCGCCGACGTGAGGGGGGAACAATGAGCTGTTCCGGCTCACCGGCCAGCGTGTTCAACTGTTTTACCAGGATATTGAGCTGGGCCACGAGGACATTAAGCTGGGCCACGAGCGCAGCCTTGTTCTCGTAATCTGCCATGGCTGTGTATCTCCACAAACAAAAGTGGCCCAATCTCGCCACCATGACAGCGGTCGAAATTGGGCCACCAAGTATCCTCAGCGGCAATGTTTGATTGTCAGCGAACTAATTAATAGCTACTTCGCTTTGCGACGTTCAGCCCACCACTGCTTCATGCGCTTGGAGCGGGCTTTGTCATCACATTCACGGGAGCAATGCTTGCGTTGGCTCTTAGGATCCATGATATTAGCCCGGCTGGGCTTTACCTTGAATTCTTTGCCGCATTCCTCACAGGTGAGCATAATCTGCTTGGGTTTGTAATTGATATGATGCAACTTCATGTGATCGGATTGGGTCATCAACTCCAAATTTTCCAGGCGGTTATCCTGCTTATCTCCATTGATATGATGAACAACTTCGCCGGGTTCAAGATAACGTCCCAAAGCCCGTTCCATCACATGCCGTTGCTCCAGAATACGTCCCCCATTTTGATAGGGATGTCCATAGCCAACCCAGATCAACCAATAGCCTCTCGGATGTCGAGTTCTACGAGAGCCAATGGGGAAAGAATGATGATATCCCCGATACCATTGATTTTTGCATTCATATGAGCAAAATCGGCCCTCACCGTGTCTCAACTGATTCTTCTGTCGATAAAATTCCTTGCCACATTGTTCGCAAGTTAGTGTCAGTCCTACTTTGGGTTTGCCATTGCAGTAATAACATCGCTTGCGTTTGCCATAGGGTCTTCCACACTGGGGACAGTGGTCCATCGAATACCTCCATGAATATTTTGAATCACTGTCCCCAGTCTATCACTAGAAACCCGTCATGTCAAGAAATCAAATCCCGGTTATTTTGGTGAACATCGCCGGTCGCCAGACAACGAACGCCGCTCGAAGTTCGGCCAGAATTGTTTGCATATTCCTTACGAACTGCGAGTCGATGGTGCCAACACGCACGGCGGCCTGCTCGCGATCGAACAGGTTGCAGCCCTGGTTGAAGTCCCCGATCAGGCCGGTGTTCTCCGTCAGGGCTTCCGACTCTACCACGGGGATACCCCAGACCGTGACAGCGCCGACCTGGCTGGGCGGGCCCATCAGATAACTGCCGGTCGCCGCTCCCTCACGAGACAGGCGTACGGTCTGCCAGTCGTTCGGATGCAGGACCACTGCATTGGGCCGGCCCTTGCCGTTTACCCGGATCTGAGTACGGGCCTTGAAAATACAGTCCAGCACCGTGTCGGTGCTAAGACCCTGAATGTTGATGCCGGTTGTTGATAGGATGCCTGTGAAGTGCTCACCGGTGCCGGCCCCCGACAGTATCTCGGTCTCCAGGGCGAGATTGAGGCCCAGGAGCAGGCGCCCGTTGATGATGCCCCGGATGGCCGGCGCATCGTTGAGCATGCGGTTCGTCACTGGGATCCAGTGGGCCAGGGTACGCACGGCGCTGGTCTGCGTGCTATAGGCCAGGGCCGATTCTGGCTTTGTGCCACTGGTGCCCGTAGTGGCGCTGGCCTCGGCAGTCATGGCCGCGTTGTTGGTGAAGGTATCTTCCTGCACATATTCGACCGTATCGCTCTCCGTGGTGAGACGGAGGATCAGATCGAGCAGACCCAACTCGCGCTGCAGTAGTTCCACATAACCGGGCTGCAGATCGTTCTGGACGAATGCCCCGCCGCTGGTGGCGCTGCCGCCGCGCAGAAGGGTCTTGTGCTGCATCCACTCTTTCCACTCCAACAGGCTGGTGCCATCAGCCAGAGTCACGCCGAACGATACCCGGTTCAGATGGCTGTTGAAGGAACCATTCAGTTTCAGTTCCCGATAGTCATCCGACCGGATGAACTGATCGCCCGGACTGACCGTCTTGCCCATCTCATACTGTTCCGAGTGGAACTGCGGGCGTAGGGTAGAAGGCGCCGGGTTTGTATACTTTTCCAGCCCCGACGTAATGCGGTTGCGGCGCTGAGTGGCATCCTCCACCAGAGAGACTCGTTGTTCCATCTGATCTACCAGCGTCAGGTGCAGTTTGACCTGCTTCTCATCTTCTTTGCTGGTGATGATGCCATCCTGATACTTCCGTTCGATCTTCTCGGCTGCCTCCAGGTTATCCTTGATATTCTGGTACAGCTCGGGAAGTTTCATCTCATCGATGTTAATACTCATTGTGCGCTCCTACGAAAGAATGTGAGCCAGCCGGCGTTTACGCTCGGCTATCTCCAGATGCAGTTTCCTGGCATTCACCAGCGAAAGCGGTGGATGCGGCGCGGTACCGAGAACTTGAGTGAGGTCGGAGCGCACAGCGTCCAGCCTAGAACACTGTTCTAGGAGGGCCTCTAGTTCTTGCCGCTTGGTAATGGAAAGCGGGCGATCGATTGACTCAATCATCCCCCGCGTATCACACAGAAACTCAGCCATGGCATCAGCCATGGCTTTTGCACGCTGGGCCATGGTCATAGTGCCGGAACTATCCAGGCCCAGGGCGGCGAGATAATCCTTGACGTTGGTTACGATGGCGTTGGGATTCATGGGCAGGGCTACGACTGATACCTCTAGCAGCTCTACGTCCTTGAGTTGCCGGACCTGGCCATCCTCGATGAAGTCGAATTTCTTGGGAACATAGCCGATGCTGAAAGAATCGAGGGCACCATCCTGCAAAAGAACACGGGTTTCCTCACCCAGTCGGGTCCGGCTGATCTTGAACTGCCCTAGCAGGCCCTTGGTGTCAGCCGTTAGGGATTTTGGTAAACCCAGCACCATTTCCATCCGGTGGGAATGCAGGAAGCGGATCTTATGGCCACGGGCGAGGGTACGGTCGAAGGCGCCGGCCACCACAATGTCATCACCCAGATCCTTGTCCCCGAAAGTGGAGGCATAGCCGTCCACCCGCCATTCGTCGCCAGATAGTTTCATGTCATCGATCTTGACCGGCAGACCGAATTTCAGTTCTATAGATGCCATGTCATTGCCCTTGTCCGGTGTAGGTAACTTTTCCTGAGCGTAGAGCCGACGTAATTTACGAATAGCCTCTTCCTTGCCCGGTCCCTCATAGCGATTGCCACGATAATCTTCATGGCAGGCTGCCCAGGCCGCGCCCATCAGGGTATGATTCAGGTCGCCATTCACATCGCGCACACGCAAGTGCCAGGTGGATGGTTTCTCCGGATCCTCAACGACCAGGTAATGACTAGCCGGATGATCACCATCACTTTCGGATTTCATGATTGCCTTGGCACCTACCAGCTCAGCGCTCTTGCCGGCGGCATGGATACAAGCAAAGATGGCATCCTCATCGCTGCCACCATCCTGCAGCACAGCGTTGGCGGCTTCTATACATTTGCGTTTTTCGGCATCGGTCCAGTTCTGGGCCACGGCGGGCGGATTATCTACGGACCAGGGCACAGGGCACCTCCAGGAATAAAAAAGGTGGCGCACCTCTCGCCACCTTTTAGCGGTCGAGAAATGCGCCACCAAGTACTACTCAGCGACTTATTCGGTTGTACTATCTATCTCTGCGGGCCGGATTCGAACCGACTAGCGGTATTCATGCTCTGGCTTTGGCTTTGCGCCCCTACGCAGGTGCCAGAGAACCCTGTGTGTCCCCGCCTTCTATTTCCACACCGCCGCAGAGTTTATCCATCTATTCTATCCGTCGCCACAAAGTTATGTATTCGCCTCTAATCTTTATCTCTTCCTGCTCAAAACGACGAATCTCCACGGCGATAGATGGATCATATTGATCGGCCCATGGTGTCACATCTGGTAAAATAGCAACCTCAATTGATTTTCCCCGCTGACTATACCGGCGATCACCGAAGGTGGGCGAAGCGCCATCAATTGGTATGGCATACTCATCTATCTCAGCGTGCTTACCATCCTGCAGAGCTACTAGAGCAGATCGCTCATAGGAAAACATTTCATAAGGCTCCAGGTTCACATTGGGATAGAAGAACACATCATCAATCTGTACGAAATAAGACCGGCCATCTGAAATGGCTGCCATGATCTGCTCAGCTAATTGTTCGGTTAATTGAGCAATTAGTCTATTCTCTACCAGTTTGCCAGGAGTAAGGACATAAGATGGAACCAGGTGTGTCGCCCTGATTATTCCAGTATGCTGCTTGATATCCGACTCTGCCATGTGAATGGTTTCCACCATCATCATTTCCTTGTTTTCCGATATTGTGTGCTAAGGGCGTGCCCCCTGGGGAGCATGTTATTCCCCGGCTGGGCTCCCTCCGCGCTACGCTCTCGCGTTTCGGGGCGTTACTCCCTCATCAGGCATAAGATGCCGGGCCAGATGTTCGCTGCACAGGGGCACAATGCGAACCCACGCCCTTAGCACACAATGGCATTATCGTTTCCTCGGTTCCTTCGTCCTGGGCAGCCCTAGCACATCCTCAATGTAGGCCAACTCAATCAGCAACAACTCCCGGCGCTTCATCATATAATCCACTGGCACAGTGAGCAATGCCACGTCCGGCCTGGTTGCTTCCATCGTATCACGTTCGGGTATCGTTTGCAATGGGTCAGGTATCATCAGATCATTATCCTGGCGCTGAATTCTCGCACCTGGGCTGGCGTGGGCGTAATGATGCGCCGGCCCTGATTGCGCAGTCGATAACGCTCCACAATTTGAGCCCAGGCGTCCACCCAACGCCAGGCATTGTCGTGTAGACTGTGATATTTCTCGACTTTCCATAACAGTTGTTGAGCCATGCGTTTACGTATGTTGGCTGACTCTACTAATCGGCTCAGTGCATCCTCCCATTCGTCCGCATTGCTACAGATATAGCCATTGTGGCCATGATCGATGATCTGCCCATAGACGGTCGGGCTGGCCACAACAGCAGCGCCACTGACCGCGTATTCCATAGATTTTATAAAAGTTTTGGCCCGATTGAATGTCGTATCAGTCAATGGACAGCAGCCGATGTCCACGTTGACCAGACCGGTCGGATATTCCTGGATGGACATCCAGGGCAGCCGATGCAGCCGTTCTGCCGGCACAGCCTGGGTAATGATGTCCGGCTGCCAGCCCTGAATGACGAACTGCACATCGGGATAGCGTTGGGTGATACGTCCCCAGGCGATCGCCATCTGCTCTACGTCGTAGTCGGGCCGGATACCACCGGCCCAGCCGATGGATAGTCCCTTGACCGTGCGCTCTGCTTTGGCCTGCACGGCCCGGAACCAATCTAGATCCATATAATTCGGCACAACCATGATCGGCCTGTCGGTGTAGCGCCGGATAGTGGAGGCGAGGCGTTGGCTACTCACTGTCACCCCGTCGGCGCTCTGCATAGTGTGGAGGATGGCATCCCGGGTCTCCTCGGCCTTGCGCGGTACCCGGCTGTGGATCTGCACCAGCCGGCGTATAAAATCATCCGATACCATATCATCGTCCACTTCATAGATGACAGCGATGCCGGCATTGTGCAGCGCCTCGAACCAACGGTCTCCATTCTCCCGTTCCTCTGGCGGCCAGTGCAGACGTGGAATGATGACAGCATCGAACTCGTGCACGATATTCGCCAGGCGGTCATCGCCGCGGGCCCCCCATTCTGCCGGATAGCCCTGGCGCTGCAACTCCGTAAATGGCTGAAGTACACGCCAAAGCGCGCAGCCATCCATGTCGCCAACGAGGGCAAGGACGCGGGGAAACATTCTATCTATTCGGATAATAGGCACCGGGCCATATCATGGGTTCAGGAGGCAATTCGGAATCCAGTGGAACTGGTCCGATGAACCAATTGGTTTCTTTACAAGCAGCCCTGGCTATTTCTTCTGTGCTGAAAACTCCCTGAAGAATCCAGGAGCGGTCATGAAAACTCAAAATCTCACCCACGACCCAGATAGTTTCTACCAGCTTTGGTTTCATCTCCTGTTTGGGGATTTCATCAAATTCCAGCCGGTCGACCGCCCGTAGTAGACTAACAATTCTAGCCTCATCCTCTTCGGATGAAACAATCCCATTCAGATATTTATTCTCGATAATCTCCGCCTCCGTGAGAAGTTCACGGATTCTATGATGTGGGTCTCGAATTTGTTTGTCTTCATAGTCCTTGAGCATTAGAAGTCCCCTATCTCTGGCCTTCCATCTCCTCTGGGCAGCCCAAGCTAATAATTAGGCGCATAAGCTCATCCCGATTGAACCTATCCAATGGAATACCATATGCATAGACCCCCCGCGGACTGAAATCTGAACGATTGAGATAATCCCGCAGATGTTTAGGCAATAAGGATAACTTTTCAGGCAACAGATTCCACTCACGAATTTGCTTGTTCTCATAGCTCTTGAGCATCAGAAGTTCCCTATCTCCGGCCCTTCGTCCTCAAAGAATTCACACTGGCACTGGAATCCGCGACACTGGAGGCGTCGGCTGCGAGGCTGCCAGCCTGCCGCTCGCCAGGCCGAGGCCGGATGTATCTGGTCATGTAGGCGCAGACAATCATCACAGTGTTCGGTAGGTCCATATTGCCAACGCAACAATGGATCGTCAGGCCGGTGCATCTGGCCTAGAGCGAAAATACCCAGGATGCTGCCGACCCATAAATCTACCCGGCTGACAATGCGCTGGATAGCTGTCGATCCACCGGCCCGGTCGCTCTCCGGATCGAACATGCGCTGTCCATAAATGTCGTTGGCCAGGTTGCGGGTTCCCATCTGGGCCTCACGTTCTGCCTGGACGAGCGCCATCTGCGCCTCCACATTGGTGTTGAGCTGTGTCAATGACAGCCGGCTTCCACCCAGGAAGGTTAATAGCAACAAGGCAAGCGTCAATTCCTTAGCTCGCTTCTCGAATTCAGTCTGCTCTATCTCCCCGGTTTGGGCCTGCCGGATCAGGGCCTCCAATTCCTGCCGGTAGTCATCAGCCGACTGCTGCAAATCAAACTGCTTTAGGGAAACATGAGCAGTAAGGATGCTGCGCGGTCCCGGCTGCCAAAAGGGCGGCGCTGCTCATCCTCCATCAAATACCATTTGCCCCCGGCGCCATTCTGATTGTCCTGCAACTGTTCCTGCCCATTGCGGTTGCCATTGCCCTGACCTGGTGGTAGTTGCAATGATTGCGGCTGTGGCTCAATTAGATTATCGCCACTGGGCACAGGAGGCCGGCCTATCTCCTCACGGGCCTCATTGACCGACAGCCAGGGACGTTGACCCTGTACGGCGATGTTGAGACGGTTGTATTTGGCGTCCTCATCTTCCTGGAATGCCCGTACATCACTTACATCAAACTGAGCCAGGATGTTGGTGTCGCTGGTGAAATCCGGCTTCAAGCTGCGGTTGATCTTACTGGCATCGGCGCGCCAGAGTGGACCGAGCTTGTTTTCCGTGAACCATTCCTTTAGAGCCCGGCCATTGTCATAGGTAGCCC